TCGACTCTAGTGACGATGCTGTTGGCGTTATTGCTGATAAGTCTGCTCTCGTGGTACTTAACTCGGTAGATACTAGAACAGAGAGACAAAGAGATGTATCTCTTAGGGCTACTGAAGTTGTAATGACTGCTGACTATGGAGTGTTTGAACTAGATGACAGTCGAGGAGCACCTTTGACATATGATGCTTCTGCCCCTGCAACAAGTTAAGGAATAAATTATGGTTAGCTTTAGGGATCGAAAGACTACAAGACAAGAGCTGGTTGGTGCTGGTTATTCTTGGGAGTATCTGGATACATGGCAACCAAAGACAGTCTTATACAGACATGCCGATGGTTTAAACGTAGAAGGAGTAGTAGTTCATCCTCATGGCTCAACTGTTGAAGGTGTACCGGGGAACCCTGACTATGTTCTTAAAAAAGCAAAGATAGGGTTCTTCCCGTACCCACCGAATGAACATTGTAATTGTGAGTGGTGTGTGGAAAGAGTTGTAAAGATTGACCGAGACTCTTCTACATCCGAGAAAACTAAATCGGACAATCGCAGGACATAGAGCCTGTTCAAATAAATAACCTTTAAGGAGGTTTGTGATGGCATTTCCGCTAACAGTAAACTTAGCTTATGGAATGGAAAAGAAGGAAACTTCTGACCAAAGACATAAGTTAGGAACAAGAGCTACAACTCCAGATGGTAGAGTTTTCTACTATTCTGAAGCTAGTGGTACAGATATTTCTCGTGGTGGTAACGTAGTTAATGGTATAGCTGCAGTAGCAGCACACGACATGGACTTAGTAGCTGCCGCTGCATCCGCAGCAGCAACTTCATTTACTACTACTACTTCTCTAACAACAACCAAAGACCAATATAAAGATGCATATGTATATATGAATGATGGTCCGGGTGAAGGAGAAATATATAGAATTAAGTCTAATACTGCTGTGTCTGGTGCGGCTGGTCTATCTATAACTATTGATGAAGAAGATGGACTTGTAACAGCATTAACTACAGCAACTAGATTTGGAATAATGTACAGTCCTTATAAAGATATACATATTGTTGATGGTAATGGCACACCTACTACAGGTGTTGTTGGTGTAACTACCGCACCTGTAACAGCAGATTACTTTTGCTGGGTACAAACTTCCGGTCCCGCGGCTGTTCTCATGGGAGCGCAAGTTGCAATAGTTGGTGATGGTATTGCTATTTCTCAGCAAGATGAGGATGGTACAGTAGAGCGAACTGATTACTCAGATGAGTCTGACCTTGTAAATCTTGGTCATGCTATGGGTATAGCTGCTATAGCAACTGACTACCAATGGGTAATGTTGAATATTAGAAATTAATGGTAGTTAATCCACAGGAATCAGAACTATGGGTCCCACAGGGCGTAACACACAGTGCTACTCATATTGTGGGGCGCAATGCTGAAACCGGAGAGCCGATATACGAATACCGTTTCCAGGTATATGATGAGGTTACCGATAGAAAGCATGAGTTCCGGGTACTTGTGGATGACACTACATCTAAGGCCCACATAGAAGAAATGGTGGGCAATGCAATGGAAAGCTGGCTTGTTGAGGTGAGAAGAAAACACAGCAAGCCAGCCCCTACGCCCAAACAGCGTAAAGAAATTGGTAAGATACTAGAAGATATTAGAATTCATGCAGGGAAGCGGGGTGAAAGCAGTAATAATAAAATTTATTACTCTGGCACCAGGCTTTAAAGGACACAACATTGACTACAGATAACACGATTAATATTAATGGTGATGATATAGCTACGGTTCTCAGACAAACAATGGATGAGAATGCCAATCTGAAGATTCAGATTGCTGCCTTGAAGAGAACCATTATAGGAACTCAGACAACTGAAGGAGAATCCGATGCCAAAGGGACCGGGGACTTACGGCAGCCAGGTGGGGAGACCGAAGAAGAAGAATAAAGTTCGTACCTCTTCTAAGCGTACACGCCGAGTTGGTGCGAAACGTAGAATGAAATAGATGAGGTACTTAAATGGCTGTTATACAGGGAAGAACTCGCAAACAACTAAGACAGTCTATAGGCTTTAATCTTGGTGCAATTAGAACCGGTACTGCTTACGATGCAGGGTCAACAACTACATTAATATCATTAAGACTTGTAGGTGGTGATGACAACTACAACGGTAAGTGGATTGTAGTTGCTGATGTCAGTAACTCTAACAATACTGAAACTAGAATCATTAGTGACTATACGGCATCTGCCTTTAGACTAACACTTCAACAGGCCCTATCTTTTGCCACAGCTGCTGGCGATACATTTGAGATATGGGAACCTGCGTATGACCCGGACACGATTAATGAGTTTATTAACCAGGCAATCATAGATGCTACCGGTCATGCATATGACCGTATCGAAAACTTGGGCCTACATACAGATGGGCATACTTTACGTTTTGATATCCCCAGTAATATCTCTATGATTAAAGATATTTACTACCGTAATTCTGTAGAATTTACAAGATTACATTCATGTAATGCAGTATTTGATGAAACAATTGATTCTGATTTTACTGTATCAGCAGATACCGAAGATAAAAAACAAGGTACGGCAAGTAATAAATTTGTTATTGCAGCTGGAGCAAGCGCGGGAGATATCGCTACAGATTCAATAACCAGTAAGAATATAAGTAAGTACGATTACTTGGAAGGTTGGATAAAAAGTACAGTAGCTACATCAGCAGGTAATCTAAAAATATTATTGGACAATACAGCTAGTTGTGCCACCCCTGTTGAAACTCTTAGTGTTCCGGCATTATCTGCTGATACTTGGACATTCTTTAGGGTAGCACTTGCTAATCCCGAAACTGATACAGCAATTATATCGGTAGGGTTAGAGTACGATGCAGATGTGGGGGCAGCTACTGTATGGCTTGATGATATTAGCGTGGTACGCAATGACACAAGTGAGTGGGTTAAAATCCCTCGTCATTTGTGGCGCATAGATAAAGAGTCAAGCGACATAGTGTTTGATAATTACATTGACGGCTTGGTTTCCTACTCATTACTAAAGATTGAGGGAGGAGATAAGCCTGCTTTACTTTCCGCTGAAACAGATGCGACTGAGATAGATGACAGTTACGTAATAGCCAGGGCAACAGCCCTTGCGTATTCAGCTGCTTCCGGTGGGCCTAATGTAGACCCTGATGACAAGAGACAACAGGCAGCGTTCTGGTTTGGAATGTCACAGCAGAGTAAGCAGAACTTTCCCATATTAACTAACGTACGGACAGTTACTTAATGACAAATAAGGTAATAGATGAGAATGAAGTTTTTCTAAATGGTACTTACTACCCGGTTACGAGACCGGTACAGAGTACCCTGGCTTCTATCTACCCAGCCAAGATTGTTATCGGAGATACAACACGAGACAGTCAGACACGTTCATCGGTAATATCCTGGTCTGACTGGCGTGGCGGTATTGGTGTCGAAAGAATGCAGGGGGCCTCAGATGTAGACAGGGCTTGGTATTCTACCTGTAATCTAAGACACAGGCATCACCTCGTATTACCGGCATTATCTACTGCAACTACAGCACAGGATGCTGATGATGCTTCTATACAGGGAGAGATAACTTTTTTGCAGGACTTGGGAACAGTTCTATATGCAGGATATGGTGATGCTCCTTATTACTATAGTGAGGCTAACGATAGATGGACCAGGGTAACAACTTCAGATGGTGGAAGTGACCATAGTTTTCCTGCTAACCCAACAGATTCTATTACTGTAAGAATGACAGGAACTGATTATGTAGTTGTAGCTTTTGGTTCTGGGTTTGCTTACTTTTCCAGTTCCGTAGTAGTAACACAAAACACATCAACTGCTACTCAGTTTCTTACATACTGGGATGACAGGTTATGGGGAGTAGATAATACCGGACAACTCTGGTACACGCTTACTATTGGTGGGACTCCTGTTAATGATGCTAAGTTACCGATACAGGACCAGTACGTTACTGACTTATTTGTAGGCAGAGATGCAAGTGGTGAGCAAATTTTATATGCTGCAACCAAGATAGGGTTATTTGCTCATGATTCTTTTAATTCACGCTGGGTAGAAACTGAATTTAAATTACCCTTCCATGATTTTAATGGTTCGGGTTCTGTCAGATGGCGTGACTCTATGTATACTCCAAGCGGTCTGGGTATATATAAATATATTAATGGTAATAACAATGCTGTGATTACTGTTATGGGGCCGGATAGAGATGACGGATTACCATCAACATACAGGGGAACTGTCAAAGAAATTGTTGGTAGTCATACGGAACTTATTGCTGCAATAGATGCAACCTCTGCACCTGGCGCACAGGCTTCAACGGATATACCCTGGCAGTACGGAGCAACAGCAGGGGCTTTTGCACACTCATCTTCTGTAATAGCAGCCAGCAGTGGTCAGTCTTCTATCGTAGCCTGGAATGATATTGGTTGGGAAACCAAGTGGGTTGCTCCAACCAGTAAAGCAGGTAAACCGGTGGATACCATGCTTGTATCTAACGCGGGTAAGGGAGATTACAGATTGTGGTGGGGTCTGGATGGCGTGGTATACCACCAGGCTATTCCGTTTGATGTTACCAATCCAAGCCAATTGGTTAATATGGAGTATGACACATCAGGTGTTCATGAAACTCCCTGGTTTGATGCACAACAGGTAGAGGTAGATAAGCTTGCTCTAAAGCTGAAAGTGGAAGTACAGGACGCGGGTAGTGATGAGAGTGTGGTTGTGCAGTACGCAACTGATTACTCTGATTCTTATACGTCAATGGGTACTATCACAAGTGATGGCACTACCACTTATACTTTCGGTTCTAACCTGGGGGTATCTTTCAGGTCCATAAAATTTAAGCTGACCCTGGCGAGAGAAGCCGGAAGTACCACTGCAATCATGAAGAAATCTCCAGACGTGGTGTCATTAACCTTAGAGTACAGAAAAAAGCTTGAAGCGAAGTATGGGCATACAGTGGAGATAGATATCCATAATGACTATAAAGGAAGTACGGCCCAGCAATTAAGGTCAAATTTAATTTCAGCAATAGAATCAAACACGCTTGTTGAATTTACTTTTAGAGATGACGGTGGTGGTACTCGTAATTATTATGTTGATATAACCTCTGCTACAGGTCTTGAATATACAGGATACGATGAGCGGGGAACTTCCAGGGTTACGTTGGTGGAACCATGATATTTGATGCAGGAACTACAACAGTAGCTACAGCAGGTACTGAACAGCAGATATCCAACACTACCAACAGGGTACGTTGGATACAGGTGAAGGCGCTTGCTGCCAATTCAGGTATAGCTTACCTAGGAGTAAGTGATGTGTCTGCTACTAATGGATACGAGTTATCTGGAGGTAATACGCTTGAGATAGATTTTGGCGCACAGGGTGGGTCAGTACCATTTAGTACTTTCTACGTTGACGTAGCTTCCAGTGGAGATAAACTATCCTGGTCCGTAATACTGGACGGATAATTATTACAATTATACTACCACCACCG